CGTCAATGTCGACTCCGCGTGCGGCGCACATGCGATCGAACTCCGCCACTGCGACGTCGTGCGCAACTACTTCTTCAGCCATGGTTCCTCCCGGAGGCTTCAGTTGATTGGTTGTTACTGTTGAGTGAACTCACCCGGGCCAGACAGAGTCACGCCCGCGGTTGTGTTGTTAGTGCTTCGCGAGTTCTCGCTAGCGACCGTGCCGCGCCCCTGCCAGGTGACACCTGAAGCGAGCGTGATTTCGATCGTTACCCAGTCCTTTTCAGCAGACATTTCCTGCAAGAACTCGTGGTCGGCTCGGTTGTCGTCGATCTCCAATTGGATACCGTCGACCGACCAAGGCACGCGCATCAGAATCTTTCGGGCAGTCCCGTCGCCGTTGGCTTGGACCTCAGCCTCGTATCCGCCGAGCTTAATGCTCGCGTCGGCATCGGAGGCCACGGGGAACAGTCGCCCACGAATCGCGACGGATTCGATCGAACCACCTACTGCAGTCATTTCTTGCTTTCCTTTTCGGTTGCAGAGGGCGCACGTCTCCCGGCCCGTGTGCGCAGCAAGGCGCTCGGGCTAGTCGCGTGAGCGCTTAGCTCTTAATTAGACGGCCGCGGCCGATCCGGTGAAGAAGCTCCAGTTCAGCGTCACGCTCTTGATCTTGGTGTTACCCGAGATGAACGCTGGAACAGTCACGTCCAGCCGCTTGGGATTCTGGCTGTTGATGTTGGCCGTGATGAGCTTCTTGCTCGCCTTGGTGTTGACCAAGATCGCCTGCAGGCCCAGCTGATCGACGATGCCAGCTGCGGCCGCTACGGCGCTCTTGGGCTTGCGAGCGTTCGGGTTGACCGTGGGCTGGTCGTCTGGAATCAACGGAGCGCGCGCCCAGCCTGCCGAAGTGAACTCAAGCTCTAGATTGTAGAGCGTGTTCCAGACCTTGATCAGGTCGACCACATGGCGGTAAGGCGGCGGATTCTCGCCGGTTGGATGATAGAACGTGACCACATCTTCGATGCGGACCACGTTGTCAACGACCTGGCTTGTGGAGGCGCCACCCTTGACCGCTTGGTCACGGGTCGCCCAGCTCCACTGGAGTCCATCAGCGCCCGGCACGATGCCGGTAGCTTGCAGGCCAACGTAGTCAGTCGGCGGGTTGTTGTTGGCGATTGGGGCCATCTGAGCGACTTGCTCGGCAGCCACAACGAACGGCAGGGTAACCGAGTCGGGCGCGCTCAACTGTGAGTTGATGCGGTCGGTCTTGCGCGCATCGGGCACCGCGATTGCGGTTCCGACGGTCGACTCAACATCGCCGCTGAACACCACCAACGGGCGCCTGATGAGCTGATCCCAACGGGCTTCACCCCACACCTGGAACTTGCCCAGGGTGACCGTGTCCGTCGACTCCATGGCGTTGATAGCCATCGTGATCCAACGGTTGCCGACCTTGGCCAATGCCGTGTCCACGTCAGGGTTGTTGGCCCCGTCGACAGGCTGAGTGATTGCGAATGCGACGCCGACATCCTCGTCGGGGATGACCTCGATGAGGATGCCGTTTGCGCTCGCGCCCTCCCATTTGGAGGTGGCCGTCATGTCCGTGTCGGCGTTGTTGGCCAGGATGACCGGCAAGAGCGTGACCGCGTTGCCGGCCTCAACCATTGCGTCGATCACATCGGCAACGACGATTGCGCCAGCAGGAATCGAGAACGGCTCCGAGTAGACGCCGCCGATTCGCAGCCTGTAACCCACAGCCTTAGTAGCCGTGCCGCTCGGGGTAACGTCGCCCACCGAAGGGGCGCCGGAGGCGTGATCGGAAAGCGGATAGACCCACACCGGGATTGACCCGACGCGAGGCAGCAGCGACCGCACAATGTGGTGGATGGGCGACCCCGTGCCGAACTTGGCGCCGGCAGCGTCACCGCTGGTCGCTTGCCAAGCGTCAGAGCTGTACGCCGCCGCCGTTGCCCCTTGGGCAAACACAGCAATTTGCTGTGGCAGAAACTGCACGGACGCGCCGCGCATGTCTAAATATTGCACGTCGATGCCGGTCACACTTGCGACGGCGGATGCATCAATAGCCATTGCTATGTCGTCCCTTCGTTGATTCCCCCGCACGCGGGCGGGCCCGTGTTTTTACGGGGTAACTGTTGAGTTGTTCGTGACCGCAAACCGATGCAGGTCAGCAACGACATTGCCGTTTGCGCCGTCGAATTCGATGGGGTTGGCGCCCGGAATGTAGTCGAGCAAGACCGTTTCCACTTCGAGGATCGGTGAGTCGACTGTGAGCGTGACCGTTGCCCCCGCTACCACGACACCGTTTACAATTGGGTCGATGTCGTGCAGCAGGTAGTCGGTCGCCGCTGCTACGCTGGCAGCACTGAGCGTGTCGTAGTAAGTCAGCGCGATTGTGAGACCGTTGGCTGCAACGACTGCGGTTTCTGGCTGCAGGCCAAAGCTGGCCAGTAGATGCACTTCGCCGCTGTCGTCACGTTCGACAGATGCGGCAATGAGCTCAAGCGGCTGACCCTCGACCTGAGGCGCAAACTCTGAGTAGTCGACCTGCAAAGCGAGTCTGCCGCCGACAACATGCCCAACCGGATGCGTGCCAAGCTGGGGCTGAAAAACTGTTCGGGTCTGAATCTGCCTTTTCCAGACAACCTGATTCGCGCCCCTGGGAAATCCTAGGTAGGTGTAGTGCCCGGCCATTAGGATCTGCCGAACAAGCCGCATGGCTCGGTGGCATTCCGTGGCTGCTTTTAGGTCGCCCGGGGTATGGCCAGAGTCTTCGGATTTGCTGCGCCCGTACCCGTAGCAATCGACGTTGAATGCGCCGCTGTACTTCTGCCGCGATACCTGGTTACTCGCCCGTTCACCGATCGAATCGGTATCGAAGCGGACGCTAACGATCGGTACGTGCCTGTCGTCGCCGACAACATTGTCGGGCGGGGCGTCGAGGTAGGCCTCCCAGGGATTCGATCGCTCAACGAATACCCGCAGTCGCCAGAGCTTTGGATCCTCGTCCGCCGCAACGGCCAAGACTTCCTGGTTCGCTGCTTCGAGCTTGATGACCGCGGCTATCTGGTCGCGAATCAGCTCGAAGTTGTCGCTCGTGTCGATGAGCGACGTAATCAGCGCCGTCATCCGTAGGCCTCAAGCAGGCAAACGACCAAGCCAAAGGCACGATCGGGTCGACTCGAGGAAACCTTGAACGTGTGAGAGTTGCCGTTGATGTCGTCGAAAACGACCAGCCAAGGATAGCTGGAGCTCTCTGGTACATTCGTCGGCATTGCCAGGCCGGCCGCTGTCAGCGACGCAACGCGGAGCGCTACGGACGCTGTGCGGCCACTTACTGCCTGGCCAGTCTCTGGGTCGATAACCAGCGAGACGTCGCTTGAGAGTCCCATGAGCGCGGCGCTGACCCCTTCCGGGCTGGTGACCGTGATCGGCCACCCGAACCCGTCCGGATCCTCGACAATGATCGCATTGTCGACCGACGCCTGCTCACGGAGGCTCATTTGCGGCTGTCGAGGACGCAGCCCTTGGCTAGCAGCAACGCAAGCGTGCTCTCAGCCTCGCCCTTGTCTCTAGACAGGTACTCCGACTTTACCTCAGCGCCTTCCTTAAGCGCTCCTTTGAGACAGTGCAGAGCCTTGCCACTCGCTACGGAATACCGAAACGAAGACGCGGAAAGCTTTGCTGGCATCGGCACGCCGCCACGGTTCGGTCCGCCCCTGCCTGTCGACAACGCCGGCTTCCTTGGGATCTCCGGTGGAGCCGCGACAGTGGCGTTGATCTTGGCGTCGAAGCGTTTCTCGAGGTCTAGAACCATCGCGGATAATTCCGCGTGATTCAGCCCTTCGGTCTTCGCCTCTACGCCAAGCTCTTTGGCGAACTCTTCGACTTCCTCGATCAGCTCTTGCTTGGTGGCCATTATCCGACCGTGACCTTGAGGCGAGCGAACGTGTCGATCGCTGTTGGTATGGTCAGTGGGCGAGTACCAACGCTCAACTTGAGGTGCTTCCTGTCGGGCGTAACCCAAGCGTTGGTTGTGAGACCCAGACCAATCTCCGGGATGTTCATGTTCGCCGGCAGGAACTGCTCAGCGACCGCATCGGGCGGCAGAAACATCGGAATCTCTCCGAAGGTCAGGTCCATTCGCGCGCCGCTTGAGCGCATGATGACATGCTCGTCGTTGATGTACGGTGTCAACAGGCTGGTGACGGGATCCTCGTAGTACCCGTCATACATCCACATCTCAAACTCGTAGTGGCCGATCCAGATCGTGCCGCGGAACGTAGCGCCGTCCATCCGCTTCTGCGGTTGAATGGTCGCCGTGAGCATACGGCGACTGTCGAGCTGATTATTGACTTTTGGATTTGCCAAGAATTTGTTCATGGCGCTGGCGCCGAACAGCAGCTGATTTGGCTGCATGTTGCCGTCTCTGCGCACCACAACAGCTAACGCTTCCAAGTCCGCAAGCGGATCGCCTGAGGTGCCATCAGCTGCCCACGCAGTGCTGACTTCCTCCAGATGCGTCGCTTTGGCCTCGAAATCTACATCATAGATTACCGTTCCCGTTGCATCCACCAGAGAGATTGCGCCGGTCTGGTATACCTGCGACGCCATGAGCTCGATCGTGCGCCGAATCATATCGACGACCTCGTTCATGTTCAAGAAGGCCTCGGTCAGTGCTTCACGCATATAGTCCGGGTTCTCGAGCGGACTCGCTCCGGACTGACGCTTCATTTTGTTGTAGCTACTGATAGTGGTCTCCATGTCGATCACTGTGGGCGTATAACCCTTGTTGACATAGAGCGTGCTCTGGTGAAGCCGTGTCCCAGCCGTTACATCCGGAACCGGGATCGCGATCTTATTTGTGCTACGGCGCACATCGATCTCGACCTTCTCGGTTCTGTGGAAGTTCCTTGGTGGGCTTTGAAAAGTGCTCGCCAGAAACCTAGACGCGGGCGCCTGATCACGAAACTCGTTCAAAAGAATCGTGGTGTTTTCATCACTCATCGTTCAATACCTTTGCTATGTTGGTCTGCCTAGGGACGCACCTCTGCGCCCCCGTCCGGCGCGACGAGGCGCACAGGGGACCCTTGGTGACCCTCTAAAAGAGCTGGCCTTGACGGCCTATGTTTCAGAGCGGCGCTTCAACTGGTTTGGATCCCAGGCAGCGCCGCTCCACCGTTTCTATTGGTTGTCTACTCCGGACAGCTGACGCACATCTTCAGCGATCACACCGTTGGCTCTCAACTTATCGAGAATCGCTGGCGTGATGTTGTCGCCGTCGCCGTCTGCATCGATCAGGAGCCGGTTCTTGTTCACTCGACCCGCCACGATTGGACGGATCGCCAAGACGCCGCCGGATGCGCGAGTTACCTCGTATTGCATCACGGCCATGGGCTCCTGCTCGCCGTTGGTGCCGGTTGGGAGGAACGGAACCAGCTCGTTTCCGGCCGTGGTGACTACGTCAGCCGAATCACCGGTTACGAAGTTGGTCCCCGTGGCAGCCACAACGACAGTGAGCCCCAGCTCGGAAAACACCAGGTCGTCGTCGGCAGCCCCGCCAGTGGTCGTGAACACCTCGCTTTGACCGTCTGGCGCGACCAGCGTCCATGGGCCCAGGCCAGATGACAAAGTTCCTGCGGTCAGAGTGTAGGTGCCGACCTGCAGCGTTTTACCAGCGTGCGCCGTGGCACTCAGTTCGCGTGTGCCAGTGTTGCCGCCGTCTGGTGTGACGGTAATTGTGCCCGAGACAACCTTGCGCGCAAGCAAGGTGCCGGGAGCGAAGGTGTCAGCAGCCGCAAAACGTAGAGTTTCGTCCTGCTTGACGGACTCGCCGATCTCAATGTCGCCGAGATCGATGTTCGTGATAACTAGATTAGACATTGGTCGTCACCTCGCCGCGTCCACTCTTGACGACGCTAGCAGCAATGTCCAGCAGGCTCTTCGGCGACTCTTTTGCGGCAGCGGCGCCGTCAAGCGTCTTGCCGGCTTCGTCGCTTTCCTGCTGGCGTGTTTCGATATCTTGCTTGTTTCGCCCGGCGAACATGAACTTAGTCATGTGTGCCATGGTCATCTCTTCGCCGGATCGAATGGCTTCGATCGCGTTTTTCATGTCGCCAGAGTTTTCGCCGGCCACCAAAAACGCATCAACCCGCGTTCGCTCGTTCTTAAGCGTGCGCTCCGAGCCTTCCTTGTCGCCAGCCGCCTTGCCGTCTGCGAGGACCGCAGCGTAGGTGTCAGGGTGCTGCGCCTTGAGCTCTTCTTTGGTCATGGGTTTTTTCCTAATTGGTTGAGCCGCAACAGGCGCGGCAGTTTGAGTTTCGGGCTCGGGATCGGCTTGCGCCTCTGCCCTTGCGCCTGTCTTTACCGCCCGCAATGCGGGTGGAGCCTTGTCGATCATGCCGCGCTTCTTTGCGTCAGCAGCGATGAATACTGCGCCGCGGCCGAACTCGGAGTTGACCGTTTCAACCGTCGTGCCTCGGCCGCGCGCGATAGCTTCCGCAAACAGCCCGTGCACAGCATCAAGGTAGTTGCGAATCACTTCTTGGCCCTCCGCCGTCGTCGGGTCAGGGCGCTTGTCTGGCGCTTCGCTACTGGTCACTTCGACGAGTTCTTCGTCGACCAGGTACGTAGCGACCACACCAACGCTGCCGAACGTAGCTGCCGGGTTGGTGGCTTCGATTTTCCCGCCAAGCGAGGCGATACCGTAGGCAGCGGATGCGGCCAGGTTGGCGCGTACGCTCTTGGGTTTTGGGAAGGCATCGAGCGCGGCAAACGTCTCGAACAACCCGTCAACCTGTCCGCCGGGTGAGTCCACATGCAGCACGATGCGCTTAACGCCGGGGTCGGCTGCGGCAACGGCGAGCGCTGCGTTGATCTGGTCGTAGGTCGTCTGTTCGAACCCGAACAGCCAGAGCCAGAAGTCCATGGCCTTGACCAGGACACCACTGACCCCGATCTCAGCAACGTCGCCAGCGACCTTCAAGTTGCGCGGCCCATCTGCAGCAGACACGGTCTGCGCTTCGGTTTGCGCGGTGAACCGCTCGAACTGAGCAGCCGAGACATTGCCGGCAGCCTTCAGTTTGGCGCGCAGTTCACGCTCGAAGTTACGCTCTAGCAACCACATGTAACCTTGCTTCCTCGTTATCGTCGTCTTCCCGGTTTATATCTTCCGGGTCTTCATCGTTGTTGCCGCGCGTTCGCGGCCTGCCTGGCTTTCCAGGCCCGCTTTCGCCCTGAACCGGAGCCTTTGCGGCGGCTTCCAGTTCAGCGAGCGGCTTGTTCGCCTCGGCTAGTTGCTTATTCTCAAGCAACAGCTGTTCGATGTTCTTGGAGTACTTCGAGCCGTTTATCTCGCGCGCCGCGCGGCCGCGGGTCATGATCCCTTGTTCGATCATAATGACGTAGCCGCCAACCAGTTTAGACAGGTCTACCGCTGGCTTGATGTTGCCGGCCCAGTCGCATGAGGTCCACGCGGCGTGAACATCGTAGAGCTTTCCGTCGCGCCATGACTCGAGCAGTCGGGGCGCGTCGATGCGCCTATCCAAGACCTCGCTCAGGAGCCACTCCTGATAAATCGGAGCGCAGAACGAGCTACCGAACCAGGTTCGAACCGGGTTCAGATACAGCTTGTACTCGTTGATCGCGGCCTGACTGGCCGAGTAGTTCGAGTCGAACGAGAGCATGAGAATCTCGGGCGGGATGCCGTTGCCCCATGCCACCGCATGGATGATCGACTTCTCGAAGTCGCCGAACTTCTCGTCGGTTCCGTGCGACTGAAACCCTTTGATTGTTTCGCCAGCATTGAGCTCGTCGACGGTGACGCCGGGAGTCCAATCGGCTACCGTGAACTTGCGCGCGGTGCCCTCATTGTCCACCGCTGTCTCAAGCCGGCGGGTAATGCCTGCAGCGGCAAGCGGCCGTGCCCCAGGACCAGCAGCGGTCTTTTCAACAACAAGCGCCAACATCGCGTTGATGGTGGCTTTCAGCTGGACGCTGTCTCGGTACCGGTCGATCTCTTTCAAAGACTGCATGACCAACGAGAGCAGCGGCTGACCGCGGACCTCGTCCATGCGCTTGTCGGTGCCATAGACCAGCCAAGCTAGCCGTCGGCCGCTCTTCTCACCCCAGGCGGGTAAACGCTTGGAGGTGAACCCCATGCCGCTCGGATCGTCTTGCCGAACATGGTAGGCAACATGACGACCGTTGCCGTCGATCTCGACGCCGTGAACGATGCGGTTTCCGTTGGGGAGCTTACCGAGCAGGGCGCTGAGCGGCGTCTGAACTTTGGAGCCGTTGATTAGCTGCAGCCTGGGCAGCTTCGTTCGCGGGTCCTGTCGCGGAACCACCAGCAGATCGCCGACCACGAGAGACTCGAGTCGAGTGATTGCTTGCAGTTCACCAAAAGTGTTTTGCTCGGCGTGGTCGCAGAGCTTCGGGTTGTGCGCCCAGAGATTAAAACGGTTCTCGACCGTCTCGCTCCACTCGTCGAGTGCGCCACGCTCGAGACCTAGCAGCGCCGTCTCTGGGGTTGCCTCCAGGTGAAGCCCCACATTGATCTCGTTTGTAACCATGCGGCGGATCAAGCCGCGCGCGTAAAGGTTGCGCTGGAACAGCTCCGCGGACCTCGCACGCAGCGTCCAATAGTCGGTCCAAAGCAGGCTGGTGATGCCGAACCCGCCCGCGAACTTCTCGCCGTCGTGATAGCCAGTGCGCACCGGCGCTGGGCCGAGCGCTGACACTGGGATGCTTTGGACGATCTCTGTTGCTGGAGCCTGGCGCGAACGACTCGCAACCGGGCCAAAGCAGGCAGAAAACAGGTCTTGCTTGCGGCTAAAGAGGCCCATGGCTACCAGCTCGGAACAACGCGAGTCACCGACCCACCGCTGCCGCCCGCTTCGCCTTCCAGCTCACAGAGCAAGCCTTGCCAGTACTGAATCTCATCAATGATTGCTTGCCGCTGATTCTTCAGCTGCGACAGCTGTTGCCTCATGACGCTTTGTCTCGTCTGACCACTGTCTAAACTGTATTGCTGCGTCTTCATGGCCGCGCTGATGGCAGCCACGGTTTCGGACAGCAGCGTTTTGAGCGATGCGATCTGCGCTTCGATTTCTTCTTGAGTGAAGGCAGCGCAAGTCATGTGGTTTAGTTATCCTGTGAAGTAGACGCCCTCCTCGCAGCGATCGTAAAACGCTGTCCAGTTGACCCACTCCAGATCCATTTGTGAGCGACACATGTCAAAGCCGAGCATGTCGAGGGCTGCGTTTCCGTAGACCAGGCAGTCCCACAGCTCATTGTTGGCGCCGCTTGGGCGATGCCACTCGAAGCCGATGCGCCTGCCTGTAGTCTTTTCAATCTTCTCGCGCTTGACCTCAACCGTGAGCTCTTTGAGCTGCGCGTCGGTGATGTCTAGCGGCGCGTTGAAGTGACCTTGGGGCTGTTGCTCTTGGCCATCCCAGCTCCGCTTGAGCGAGGCGCTCCATCGTTCCTTGTAGAGATCGACGGTAATTCCAAAAGCCCGCGTGCCCATGGGCGTCGCGAACTCGGAGAACTCTGGTTGCCGTGCAGTCTTCGGCGAAATCTCGCGACCCTTTACAGGGAACACGCCGACTTCATAGGCCGAGGCGAACTGGTAGACTTGGTCCGTCAAGTAGCCAGAGTCAACTAGGCAGACCTGAATCCGGTACGTCTTGCCGTCGTCCGCCTTGTACTCGTGGCGCTCGATTAGGTCACGCAGGCGGCCCCAGGTGCCCGGGTCGTCAAGCTGTTGCGTGTCGCCCTCGTAGCGCCAGTAATCGATAACGAAGACACGGCGCCCGCGACACCAGCCGAATACCACGACGGTCAGATTGTCCTTGTGAACATCGACCGCGCAGGTGAGCACGAGCACCTTGCTCCCGCAAAACTGCTCGGCGAACTTGTTTGGGATTTCGCCGAAACGGTAGACGCTGCGGCGGTGAGGTGAGACCGCTTCGAAGCGCAGCTTTTCACCGCGAATCTCGAACGGTTCACCGAGAACGTTGTTGTAAAATACTTGGAGCTGACCGTTGTCGCGCGGTCGGTTGTGCTCGACGTCCCATGCCTGGAGCCAATGCATCACGCACGCGCTCCAGGTCTGCATGCCCACCGGAGAGTAAAGGGCGCTCAGGTGGTAACTGCGAATGTCCGGGCTTGCCGGCGGCTCCGTTGGTTTCCAGTGCGCTCCATGGTCTGGCGACAAGAGCTTAACCTTGTCGTCGTTCGTATGCGGGTGAGCGCACTGCTGACAGAGGTAGCGGACCGAGTCGGGGACTAGGCGACCCTGCTCAGTCTCCCAGACGATGCCGGTAACTTCGCCGGTGTCAGGGTTAGGGTGTCGCCAGCGCAGCCGCTGCGGGTGCCCACAGGCCAAGCAGCGAACCATGTAGTAACGCTGGTCGCCGCGCAGGAAGCGCTGTTGGATCTTCGACTGGCCCTTGATGAGCGGCGTCGAAAGGTCCGCAATCTTGCGGCTACCTTGATAAGCGGCCGTGCGGTCCGCCGACAGCTTCAGCGGATCGCCGTCTTTGCCGACTGTATCAGGCCAGCCATCGATCTCGTCTCGCAGCAGATACTGGATCGAGACCGATCGGAGCTTGTTGGCGTTCTGTGCGCCGAACGGAATTAGGAAGCCGCCGCCGACCCACTCGATCTTCTTGTCGGTGCGGCCAGTCTTGCGGGCGTTTCGCTCGTCCGCCGACTTAATGAGATGCTCTAAGTCCGAGGACTGGAGCATCGGTATAATGTTGGTGCCCATCCGATTCTGGGCCAGCTCCGCGTCCGCTGTTACCAGCATCATCGGCGCCGTCTTGACGTGGTCGATACAATACCCAATACAATTCTCGAGCACGCCCACGGTTGCGCCGATCTGAACTCCCTTCATCAGGGAGACCTCACGGATCGGGCTGTCGACGCTCAGGCAATCGACAATCTCGCGAAGGTACGGAGCCTTCTCGAATCGATAGAACCCGGGCATCGGTGAGACGGAAGGCGGCAGATATCGCCGTTTCTCCGCCCACTCGCTCGGGCTCATGTGCTGAAGCTCAACCGTTAACAGGCCAAGCTGCTCGGCAAGCCATTCGTCTTGGTCTGCCGCGAAATCTGTTTGTGTCACTCTTCGTCCGGCTGAGTCTCGCACCGCGGCTTCCGTCGACGAAGGTTGCGAACTGCGGACTCGCGCGCTGGCGCTAGGATTGCTCCGAGCGTGTCACGGCAAAGCGCCTCGATTTCCTCGGCTGTCGCTCCGCTCTTGGCCATCGACATGGCGCGCAACGCAATCGTCTTCGGCGCGTCGCTCAGGATTCTCTTTTGAGCCGACTCGAAGTAACCCAGCACATGAGTAACTACCCGGGCTCTCTCAATTAGATTGCCCTCGGCCACCTCGTTCGAGAGCCAAAGTTTCCTGGCCTGCTCGGTCCTAAGATGTAAGTCGACAATGTCAGCGACCGCCTGGAAAGTAGAGAACTTCTCGGCTATCTGCTTGTGGGTGTAGCTGTACAGCCCAGGAAAGAAACCGTTCTCGTCCGTGTCAAGACGGGGTGCGCCGGTCGGAGCGCGGGTAGAATCTTTGCCAGGTTTCAGCGAGGGCGTCGGAGCGCCTGGACTGGAACTGGCTGAATCTGCAGGGCCGGTCGTGGCGTCGTCGGAACCGAGGACCGCCATGGCCATCCAATTCATGACTGCCGGATGTCCGCGGTCGATGCGCCCGCCGGGAAGGATGGCCCTTGCCAGGATTCCACCCGGCGCTGTTGCGCGAGTGACCTGCGATCGGTGACAGCCTCGTTCGTCGGCTAAAGCCCTTTTTGTTACCGGCCTTGGGGCCCTACGCCCTGCCATGGTCTACTCGATTCCTGGGGCCTTGTTGCGCAACTCGATCGCAAAAGTGACATTTCGCTAAACCGGCGCGGTGCCCAATCAAAAC